TCAATTATATTATATTTATCTTTTATACCTAACTTGTCCAATGGTAAATACTGTATAATATCGTACAATGCTTTTTTCTTGTAGGTCTTTCACTTACCATAGTCCTTGTCTCCTTCCAATATATCTATATCTTTCAACCATGTTTTATCTACATTATCATAAATGCCTAAAATAGGGGGTTTCAAAGTTGTAAAGTTAAATGATTTAAGTTTCGGACGCTTAAAGTGGTCGTTTTGGCTTAAGATTTAGTAGTTTTCATCTCTTTTTTGCTCGAAAACTTAATTAAGGTTATTTTGTGAAACATTACCGCCTTATTACGTTTCACGCTTCCCACTCGTTAGCCTTGTAAATGCCTAGTATATAAATAACCTCATCATCTATCAAGTAAGGTATCACATAGCCTTTAAATATCAAATCTCTTATGCTCTCATCGTTAAAATTAATAGACTTACGGCAAATAAAAGGCGTCTGTGCTGTGCGTTCTATCTTTGCGATAAGTTCGTTTCTAAACTCTCGCGCTCTGTTTAGGCTGTCTTTGGCTATGAAGTCAAACGCAGCTTTTAATTCGTGGTTAAAACGTGCTGTGCGTCTAACTACCATTTTTCCATCTCGGCTTTTAACGTTTCTAGTGGATAGGTTTCAAGCTCTCCGCGTCTGATAGCTTCAATATCCGCTTCGTAATCGGCTATCCTTTGCTTCATCGTCTTGCCATCGTCGTAAATCGGATAATCCTCATCGATAATTAGCTTTTGATTAGTCGTATTAGCTAGAGCCTTGCTTATTGCTACTATTTGGCTTATTAGTGCCGCATCTGCTCGTATTGTTAATGTTTGCATTTGTAACCCTTTTTTTTGATTATTTTAGCTTGTATTGTTAAAATTTAGTCTGAAATATGTCCCCAAATACCACTAGGCTTATTTTTAAACTCACTAATTGCCATTGTAAGCGTATCGACTTGGTCGTCGTGCAAGTGGCTATTATCGGCGGTAAATTTCTCGCACTCATCTACAAAATCACTAACCCACGCTCCGTTGGTAGGCAAATTTACATATCCGCTCTCAATGTAGCCTACAACGTCTAAAACTCTAGTGTATTTATCCTTTTGTGGCATTACGGCTCTTACTGGGATATTATTTTCACGTTTTATTTTTTGAATTAGCCCAGTTCCGCTTGATTTGTCCTCTATGTAAAACATTAGTCCGTTATATGTTGATCTATGCTTGGCAAAAAAATCTTTAGTAGTATTTTCAAGCTCTACCGCGTCCCATTTGCCACGCTTTAGGTCTAGTAGATAAATGGCGTTGTCGTAACCTAAGCCAGCTAATAATAAAACGCTGTAATCGTTTTGTTCGCCAGTCTTTTGAGCCGTATCCATAAAGACACCTACACGCTTAATTCTTGGCACTACATCATAACGACCAAACCACGCCCCTTGTATAATATCTCCGCCCTTAGTGCTTGGGTGCTGCTGATAAAGAGCGTTCCACGCATAAGAGCCTAAGGCACTTTTTATTTTTAATAGTCTGTTTAAATCGTATCTTTCTGGGTGTAATGCTTCTCCCTCTTTTCGGTGTTCCTCGTCGTGTTCGGCTATTGCTGGAAAGGATAATATCTCCCACTTGTCGCCGTCTTTTTGAGCTTCTTGGATTAATCGCCCTGCTAAATCGTCCTCGTGCCACCTTGTCATGCCTAATAATATGCCACTCTTAGGACTTAGCCTTGTGTAAAGAGTTGTAACATACCAGTCCCACACCCTATCCCTAAAAGTAGAACTATTTGCTTCTGCTGCGTCCTTGATAGGGTCGTCAATAATTGAAATATCTGCACCCATGCCAGTGATACCTCCGCCTACGCCCGCACTCCTATACGCGCCTGCGTGCCCTACAATTTCAAATATTTCACTATTTCTAAGGGCGTTTTGAGTTGCGGTTACGACACGTTTGGAGTTAAGTTTTGTTTCTGGGAAAATTTCCTCATATTTTTCACTCATCATAATACACTGCACGTCCCTATTCATTCTTGTGCTTAAATCGCTCGAGTATGAGCTAGCGATTATTTGCAAATTTGGATTTTTACCAAAAGCCCACGCTGGAAAAGCCCTACTAAATAACTCACTTTTACCACTTCTAGGCGGTGCAAATATCATTAGGCGAGGTTGCTTGCCCTCCATTACGTTGAGATAAAATCGCTCCAGCTTATCTGCAATTTCTTTGTTAAACCAGCCTACTTGATAATTGGGGTTGATCTCGGTTACAAAACGAATTAGACTACGTCTTGCAAGCTCGTTTTTAATTTGCTTTTGAGAGTATTGCGTCAAGTGTTTCGAGTTCATCATCGCTTAACCCTGATAAATCTAGCTCGGGCTTTTGGTTTTGCTGTGTATTGTTATTGTTTATGATCGTTTGTGGCTCTTTGCCTAGTATGGTCTCTTTATTTCTAGCGGTTATTCTGCTGTGAGCTTCAATATCGCCTATCGTTTTGGCATTTTTTAGCATTTCGTTAGCCCTTTTTTGATTTGTTAATGCTGCGTTTTGAAAAAAGATGAGGTGTTTTGTAGCCTCACTTATTACCTCATTTACGCTGTTAATTTGTTGTAAATTTTCGTCTGCTAGCTCCGCTTTAAAGGCTACTTCAGCGTTAATTTTTTCTTTAAATTTTGGTGTTAATCCTTTGACTATCTTATGGACTGCTACGTGGCTAACTCCCGCCCTTTCTGCTATTTGCCTGATCGAAAAAAATCCTATATGAAAGTCAGCTAATATTTTTTCTCTGATCTTGTCTGTTATTTTTGCCATTGTTGCTCCTTTGTATATCGTTTTTTTGCATTTCGCATTTTTGCAAAATGGATTTTTCGTATTCGCAATTTGGATTTTGCATTGCATTTTTTACATATCGTTTTACGCTCGCCTTTGCTCTATCTGGCTTCATTCTATTTTGCATAATCCAGGAGTAAGCCTCTAGCGGTAAAGCGTAAATTTTAGCTAGCTCTTTATCGTATTTACTCACTTTCATAACTCGCAAATTGTTAATAATGGTTTCGTCCGTGTAAGGGCTGTTAAAGACCCTTAGGATCAAAAAGGCTATTTCGGTTAAGTAATAATCGTCTGCTCGCTTCTCCCATTCTGGGTAAAACTTATCAAGAATTTTAAAAAAGGTTTCTAGTGTGTTAAGCTCTTTTGGTAGCATTGATTTAGCCTTTTGATTTTTTCGGTATTTTATGAAAAAGGCTGTTTACACTCTCGTGGAGTGATGAGGTTAGGGGCTAGCCTCGCCCCCTTTAGATTATGGTTAGCTTGCTTGCATATCGTTTTGCAAGCTCGCACCTTTTAAGGGCTTATGCCATTTAAAAATCCCTTTGGCTTCTAAGGGGTTATTTTTATTAAAGTCCTCTTTGCTTTTATCACCAGGGCTTAGGCGGTCAAGCTGTCTTTTCAAGTGCTTTACTTGTGCTTCTGCGTGCCTGAGCTCGTTTATGTAATAATCTACGAATAGCCACGCCTTAGCCCCTGCTTGATAAACGGCTACTTCTTTACTTAGGTTCTCGCTTTGCTCTAGTGTGCTTATTAGCTCATCAAAGCTTCGAGTCTTTTCAAGCTCGTATAGTCTTACGTATCTCTTGGCCGTCATTTTCTTTGCTCCTTAGTCGCTTTTGTGTCTTTTAGTGCATAATCATCAAGCGTTGAGGCAATATCGAGCAAAATACCACTTAGTAGGTAAGTAGCGTTTAGCCTCTCATTGTCGTCTATGCTCTCGTGTTTATTTGCTAGTGCTAGCATTAGCGTTGATACTTGCCCTAATACGCAAGTTATTTCAACGCCTAACTCAAAATTCTCACTGATTTCGTTAAAAACTAACTTCATTTTTGCTCCTTTAGTGATAATTTGCTTTGTAGCTCTGCATTTTCTTTTTGTAGCTCGGCCATCTCATCGCACAAGGCTACGTAATTACTAGCCAGCTTTTCAAATTTTCGGTTTCTTTGTTCTATCTCGGCTCTTAATTGCTCGTTTTGCTCCTCTAGCTCGACATTTTGTGCGTGAAATTTGCCATTATGCATTAAAACCCTAGCGTTTTCGCTTCTTAGTGCATGGCTCTCATAAAATAGCGAGTATGCTACATCGTAAAGCGTTTGTTCGCTTGCCTCTGTGTTGCCGTTGTTCTGCTCGATAACAAACTCATGAAACCTTTTAAACATTGGTCTGTCTGAATTGGTTGGGATTAACATTTTTACTCCTTCAAAAGTATGTAAATAAGTATTTTTTTAGTTAATTATATA